GCATTTGTCCAATTTAAATTATCGTAGCATCAAATAGGTAATATGGACCCCTTAGTCCTTCAGGACCCTGTAGCCTATACGCCTTTGCCTTCTGCGCCACCTGCTGACACAGTAGTAACTGTAAGACCTGAGATTCTAACAATAAGATTAGTAAGTCCGGCGCCGGTTGCCGAAAACCGTAAGTGGCTCGCTTACTGCTGTTTTATCATCTTTGTAATTTCATTTGGTCTGTTTGCCTTTTATTATATGATGTTCGGTGCTGAACGCAAAAATTGAGACTTCGGTCTTTGATGTTGAGGTTCGCATAAAAGAGTTAAGATGCCTCAATCAATTAGCGATGGAGCCCTTGCCTGGCAACGGCTCGCAGTAGTAAACAAACATCCGCGCGATGAGCGTATTACCTTTGATGAAGCGACCCATAAATATACGATTGATGGGTCGCGTTATGATATTTCCTGTACCGGTTTCGTTCATAGTTTCTTCGGTCACTTTGACGCCGATGATGTGATTCGCAAAATGATGCGGAGCCCCAATTGGAAGCCTGGTGGCGCATCGTACGAAAAGTATAAGGGGCTAACGCCCCAGGGCATCAAGGATCTATGGGCATCCTCTGGTGCCGAGGCGAGTGAAGCCGGCACTCGTATGCATCTAGATATTGAACACTACTACAACGCGTCGCCCATCGGCAACCTTGCCGGCGATATGTGGGAAGCAAATCCTAGTACCGAATGGGACTACTTTATGCGTTACGAGAAGAAGTGGCGTCTAGAGAAGGGGTTTGTACCGTTTCGTACTGAATGGCTCGTCTTCAATGACGAAATCCGCCTTGCCGGCTCTATTGATATGGTGTATGCAAAGCCCGACGGCACGTACGCCATTTACGACTGGAAGCGCTCTAAGGAGATTAAGACGGAAAACAAGTACCAGAAGGGACTCGGACCGCTTGCTCATCTAGATGACTGCAACTACTGGCATTACTCCCTACAGCTTAATAACTATCGGTGTCTGTTGGAGAAGTTCTACGGTCTGGTAGTCAACGAATTGGCTTTAGTGATTCTACATCCAAACAATAAGTCGTTTAAGATTGTGAAGCTCAACCTGATGGATGCGGAGGTAGAGGCGATGTGGGCACATCGTCTAGAGCAGATGAATGCGCCGATACCTGTAGTGCTGGATCTAGTCAAGGAAACTGAGATTGTTACTGAGGTGGAGGAGGCACCAGAGCCCGATAATGGCTGCCTCATTGTGGACGACTAGAGCGTGTTTTGGCGATAATAATTTTTTCGTTTGCTAAATTAATGTCGTGTAAGACGTTGTATCTACACTGGGATTTTAATGGAGAGATATGGAAAGGATATAAAGTTATATCTTCTGTTCCCGACTTGGACGGCTCAGTCCGCTTACATTTGGAGACTCACGTTGAACAGTACTATATGATAGCACAGTTACACGCTGATTACTTGGAAATGTATGTAAATTACATGGGGGAGGCTGTATTGCCGCCGCCTTGCGTTATGAATGCTTCAGACGGGGGAACCATAACGGTCAAGTTTTCTTTTACAGCTCCTGAATAGAATGGAGACGTGGAAGCTCTTATTTATACTTGTTGTCGTATGTGCGCTCGGCACCTTTGGTGTATTTGCGCGTTTACGTAATACCCTTCGTGGTAAGCCCTTCGGTCTTCATCAAAGTCATTTGAAGCACGTAACCTATGAGGGATTTGGCGGTGGCTTTGGTACCGGCTTTAACGGCGGATTCGGTGTCGGTGCCAACGGCGGATTTGGTGGTAATATTGAACCTAACTTTGGCAGCATAGGTGTAGATGATAAAAAGATGAGGAGAGAGGGATTCTACGGCGGTGGTGGGCACGGCGGTGGTGGGCACGGTGGTGGTGGGCACGGCGGTCACGGAGGATGGCATGGACCAGGCGGATACGGAGGTCCCAATCAGGGTACCTGGCGCGGTTGGGGTGGTGATGCCGGTGGTGGTAATTGGGGATGGTATGGCTGGAGTTACCCTTGGGCGTGGTACGCTCCTCTAGATATTGCCGTTACATGCTACTCCGATGCCGACTGCGACAAAAAAAGTTTTTGTGCCAGTAATGGATATTGTTCACGGAGAGAGGTGGATGAGACAGTGCCCGAGGGTGTACCCGATATAGTCTACTAAGTGCCGAAGCGTTGCGCAAGGTTTTGGGCTCGGATCTGGGCGTTAGCAAGGACTGTGTTAGCAGCAGCAAGAATCGCCGCTTGTCGCCGAATAACTGCCTGTTCAGCCGTTTCGTTCTCCGCTGTCACCGGCTGCCGCATACGTGCCTCCACGTTAATCGGCTTAATCTTACGATTGAACTGACCTTCAATGTCACCATAGCACGCATTGCAGTACTTCACCAGGTCCTCAACCTGCTGTTTTACCTTCTTCTTGTCGCAACCATCTGTGAGAATTTGCGAGATGATTTCACGGGCACCACCCGCAAATACCTGTGCCACCTGTGCCTTTGCCACCGCGAAGCGTACATTCTTCTCCTGACGCTGAAGAGCGTGCTGCCATTCCTCCTCCTTCAATTGACCCAGCATAAACTTCACACGCATCACACGCTGGTCCTCGTCGTGATTCGCATTCTCAACACGCGCAACGTCCTCTGCTTCCAGCATCAGACGCCACGCTTCCGCAAGATAGCAATGAACAGGAGTACGCCACTCAGGTCCATTCAGAGCCCGTATGATATCACGGTCCGCCGCACAGCCATTCTGTAGAGGATTTGCCGTTGGGTCCCTGCCCTGACTGCGTAGCCAGTCAAAGTAGTGCGGGTTGTGAACCGGTCCTACCGCCAACTTACCAGTCCGCCAACTGAATCCCGTATTGCACTGCGTACAGAACATCTGGTCACAGCCCTCAATCTTACAGATGCTTACGCCGCACTTCGGACACGACTTCGCCTCCGCCTTGAGCAGCGCCGCCGTCGCCACCTTATCAGGGTCGCACCGATGTGCCGGATCCTCACGTACGAATCCCTTGAGATCGTGGCAGTCAGGGCACGTATACTTATCACAGAGACCACACTTCCACGCCGTAGACAGGAAGCCCTTACAGTCCTCGGCAGGGCACGGCTTCACAAACACAGCAGTTGCCGGCTTAGCCTTTTGTACCTCGGCTGCTGCTGCTGGTGTCGTAGGATCTACGTAACGCTCACGACCATACGATGAGATAACAAGAGCAATTGCATTCTGAACACGTGCTGCCGCCATCAACTCGTTGCCGATACGACGTGACTCTTCAGCGGCTTTGTTATATCTCTCATCTGCTGCCGCCTTCATCGCCAGCACCGTACGGACCTCAGCCGCATCCGCCTGCGTCGCCGGCAGCTTGGACTTCTCACGATCTGCTAGCACCTTCTCACGGTGCTCCTTATAGGTCTTGAGACGAAACGTGGAGGTCATCTCGCCATCTAGGAAGTTACGCTCCCAGCCACGGTCACACTCTGTATTGACGCACCGAGGCACATCAGTGACCTCATTGAGTAGGTAGGTTTGGAAGCACGTACGACATATCTGAATCCCGCAATGCGGGCACGTCGTAGGAGCACGGATTGTTAGATTGAACTTATCAAAACAGACGGAGCAGGTTGGTTTGGGGGCTCGCGGAGGCATCTGTAGGAACGTACAAACCTAACAATGGTTTTCATAGGCGTCAATTTTTCAAAGTGAGTCACTGTTTTACGCCAGCCGCAGGCTGAGCGTAAAATAGTAGACGAACGACCAAAGCGAAGTGAGTCACTGTTTTACGCCAAACCTGTTGCGAGCCACTATTTCATTCATAAATAGTAAGGAGAATGTATAAAATTGTATCAGTCTCGCTGGTCATTCTTATTATGGGTGGATTCATCTTTGCAGTAGAAGCCTTATATGGAAACATCAAAGGTACCGGACTTGCCTTCATAGGTATTTGTACAGGCGTTGCAAGTATCTGCTTAATCACAAATGTAGATGCTATACGTGAGATATCTTCCGGATTTAACCAAATAGAAAAGTTTATCACATTTGATACGACGTTTACTGATCTTAAGATAGACGGGCATATAACAGGTACTGTATCCTAAATCATAATTAGAGGGAGTCGTATGATACCATTCCGGTCTTTTATGATAGTTCTCATTATTACCTTATGCGTTTTATTTGGTCTATATAAACTCAAAGAAGGGCTAAACTTTAATAATATACCGCAAAACTATTTACAATTGAGTGGAACAGTCTATCTAGCACCACCATATGTAGGAAACATGACATCTAGTGGATTCACTATGTCTGGAACTAAACAAGGTTCCATAAATTAGTAATGTAAATATTGTTAATAATTAGAGGTTCTGATGCGCCCGGTAATTCTTTTGATTTTGTTTACCATCCTCTTGGGATGTATCTTTGAATTGCTAAAAGCACACGTTTCACCGACGCGGGCGTTTATGATCGGCTTAATCATCACGCTCGGCATTACGTTTGCCACTTATAAACTAAAAGAGGGACTCAACTACGCGTTCTACCCCTCGCAGCTAAGAATTAGCGGAAATGTATATGCCGGTACTGGCTCGCCAATGGGCAACCAGTTTTTAAGTAATATATGGATGGCACCATTAGTATTTGAGTCTGGTAATGCTTACGGAAATATTAACTACCCACCCTACTCTGGCAATCCTTGGGGATGAATACTTAAGTGTATAGTTAATTTAGGGGGCTATGGAGAAGCCAATAGGTATTTTGATTCTATTTACCATATTTTTGGGAGGATTCTTTGAACTGTTTAAACATACTCTTTCACCTTCCCGAGCGTTTCTCGCTGCAACTGTTCTAGCTGTATGTATAACATTTACGACATTTAAGTTAAAAGAGGGACTTGACCAAAATACAACGTTTGATAATCTAGAACTAACAGGAAATGTATACAGCGGTGGTGGACAATTCTTAGAAAATGTATGGTTTAATCCGCTGAAGTTAAATGGGCGCGCATTTGGCACTCTCAAGTAATCTACAATTTTTAACATCGTTTAATTCTATTAAATGATGTTTCATATACTGACAATTGGAGTTTAATCCAGTGCCATCTTCATACTGCTAGGCAATTCATCTTCCCGCAGTGTAAATCCCGTCGTCTTCCGATTTTGTAACGGAACCCCATTCACGTCTAGAACTATATAATTCGGCACCTCCGCCTTTGAACCAACAATCATGTCCGACGAGGGTTGAATTCTACCTGTAGCCGAATCGTAATACGTTTTAATAATATTGATATTCAACGCTTTTGCAAGTTTTATCCAGTCTTCCTGTGTACCGTTAAATGGTTGATCCGGCTTTACAAAGCCCGCTATACGCATCGTCTCGTTGAGAAATGCGCGGCGATCCAATGCTAAATATGGGCTTACTACAATACGATAGAGTGAATCCTTCCAATCCTCAGGCAATTCAATAGATGACTCATCAACGCCTACCTCTTCAGGATAGGTCAACCCCGCCACATAATCTGTTGGCTGGCGTTTAGTATATCCTAAAATATCATATAACATCTGACTTCCACGACCTAGTGCCGAAAACAGTAGCGACCCATCTTCATAACGGAATTCATTCCCCTGTAGCGGTTTCAAGCGGCTTACCGTATGACCAAGGATTTCCATCGCCCTGCCAAATGTACGTAAAAGCTCGTCCGTTAGCCGCGCCGACATCAAATGAACCGGATCTACTGACTTATACCGCTCCGTTGCGGTTGTATGTATGAGGCACTGTCTGAGGGGTGGATTCGTCTCCGTCCACGAACATCCTTCAATACAATCAGACTTCTTCGTAATCTGCGTACAGTCACGACGTAGTACCGATGGCTTGGAAGGCGCACGATTATCGTCCCGTTTCACCCACTGGTTTACATACGGATAGAGAAGCGCATCTAGACGGCGCTGAAGTTCAAACAATGGTAAACGACGACGGGCAAGGCGCAATTTCTCAATCTGCCCCTTAAGTCTGCGACCCTGCTCCGTATTTGCCGCTAAAAATTCTGATAGCGTAATTCGTAAATGCTGATACGCCTCCTCCAACTCTTCCTCCTTCGTCGCCGTCTCTAGCGACTTTGTAGACGCAGAGGGAGCCATCAAGGCGAGATCCGAAGCCCACGGCTCTGTACCCTTTTTGAGGGGTAACGCCTTCTCAGCCGCTAACTCCGCATAAGCGGGCTCTTTCAAGAGCGGGCTATCTTTGTTCAAGGGGGCAATAGGAATTGTGATACCGCATAGTAAATCTATGCCAACATAATTTGCGTTCGTATCATCTGTACGTAGGGCTTTAGGGCGGATTGCCTCGCAAGGAATCTTCCGTTTTGTGCACGCATCTAGAATATCGGTATACGCTTCACCAACGGTCTCCAACGTAGGATAAGGGAGCAGCGATTCTTCGCCATACATACTTACGCACTCCGGTAAGATAAGTCCGTCGTCAATACACGGTATATAGAGTTTTGACCCGTCGTTTTGTATCTGAAGAATTCCAACAAGCCGATTGCTACGATCGCGCAGAAGTTTGGTCTGTCGTGTTATAAGTTTCTGTGGATATTCAATACTGTTCAAATCGGTTATGCTGAGAGGAGGATACTCCATCCGACGTACAGGCAGCCACGGATGAATCGGTGGAACGGATCGTCCACAACCTTCCTCCGATACATATTCATTAATAAATGTCTTGAGCGGTACTGCTATCTTAGCGGGCACCATATCCATCGCCGGCGATTCAAACTGAATCACACC